AGAACGATCGCAGCGCAGCGCCTCAATATGAAAGAGGTTCCCTGCCTGCGGCTTGACTATTTAACCGAGGCTCAGAAAAAAGCGTACGTTATTGCGGACAACAAGTTAGCGCTCAACGCTGGCTGGGACGATGAGATGCTCGCTCTAGAACTGGGCGATCTAAAAGACCTGGATTTTGACTTATCGCTGACCGGCTTTGACGATGATGAGCTTAATAAGCTACTAGCCGAGGCTGTAAATGAAGGTCTAGTCGATGAAGATGAAGCGCCCCTGCCGCCAGATGAGCCTATTAGCAAACTAGGCGATGTCTGGCAGCTTGGATCGCATCGCGTTATGTGCGGCGACAGCACCAGCATCGATGCGGTTGATAAACTGATGGAGGGGCAAAAAGCCGATATGGTTTTCACTGATCCGCCCTATGGTATGAGCTATGGCGGTGGCAGAGCTAAGGGTGATCACGCCTTAAACAAAAATGGTGGTGTTTTGATTAAGGCCCACGGCATGATTAAGGGTGATGATCTAGAGGGCGAGAGCCTGATAAACCTAGTGCGTGATGCTATTGCTACTTGTATCGCGTCATCCAAGCAAGGCGCAGCCTATTATATATGCTTCACTTGGCGCACTTATTCAGAGTTTGAGGAAGCGATTGCGCTTGGTGGCGCGTCTGTGGCTAACTGCATCGTCTGGGATAAGAAAAGCATCGGCCTCGGCAACGCCAATTACAGACCGCAGCATGAGTTTATTTTTTATGTTAAGGGCGGCGCGTGGTACGGTGACAGGAGCCAAAGCGATGTCTGGTATATGAGCCGGGGCGCGACTGGCGAATATGTTCATCCGACACAAAAGCCTGTTGAGCTTGTTGAGAGGGCTATTTCTAACAGCAGCAAGCCCGGCGATCTTGTTTTAGACGTTTTTGGTGGCTCTGGATCAACGCTAATAGCCTGCGAAAAGACGAGTCGTCATTGTAGATTAGTTGATCTTGACCCCAAATATGTCGATGTAATGGTAAAACGTTGGCAGGATTACACCGGAAAGCAGGCTATCCACGTTGAATCTGGCAAGGCTTTTTCGGAGATGAGCGATGTCTGACCAGACTTTCCCGCTTGATACCATATCAAAATTGCTTGATTTAACGCCTCAGCGGGTGACACAATTAGTAAATGAGGGCGTTATCCCGCGCAAAGAGCGCGGAAGATACGAGCTTGTGCCGGTTGTTCGCGGTTATATTAAGTACCTCCGGGAGCGCGGCCTGCGTGCAGACGTTAGCGGCGATGACTATAACGCGCACCGCACCAGGCTAACCAAGGTCAAGGCCGACCTGGCTGAGATGGAAAAGGCGCAGATCGAGGAGCAGCTTATCCCGGCAACCGATGTTGAGTCGGCCTGGATGGAAGTTGCTCAGAATATGCGTCAAAAGCTGTTAGCCTTTCCGCAGCGCGTAGCGCCGGAAGTTTATGCCGCTGAGAAACTGGTTGAGGTCAAGAGCCTTTTAAAAGATCATATTTACGATGCACTGCAAGAGATATCTGATGTCAAAGTCAAAGTTAATAACCCTATCAGGTCATCCGACAGCGGCGAGGATCAGCCAGGAAATCCTGGTAGCGATGCGCCCGCCGCCAAACCTATCGATTGACGAATGGGCTGATCTTTATCGCCGACTTTCCCCGGAGGCATCTGCTGAGCCGGGCATTTGGTCTACTGACCGCGCCCCATATCAGCGCGGGATGATGCAGGCGATATCTGATCCAACTATTGAGCGAGTGGTTTTCATGACCGGCGCGCAAGTTGGCAAGACTGAGATCATAAATAACGCGGTCGGATATTTTATAGATCAATCACCGTCTCCTATGCTCATTGTCCAGCCCACTCTCGAAATGGCAAAGATGTGGTCTAATGATCGCCTCGCGCCTATGTTGAGAGACACCCCTGCGCTAAAAAACAAGGTTAAAGATGCTAGGTCAAGAGATAGCGGCAACACGCTTTATCAGAAATCGTTTCCCGGCGGCTATCTAGCAATCGTTGGCGCTAATAGCGCTGCTGGCCTGGCCTCGCGCCCGGTGCGCTGTGTTCTGTTTGATGAGGTTGATCGTTATCCGGCAAGCGCCGGATCAGAGGGTGATCCTGTTAATCTTGGTGTCGCTAGAACTAAAACCTTTACCCATAATCGCAAGATCGTGATGGTTAGCACCCCGACAAACAAAGGCGCATCCAGGATTGAGGCCGCTTTTGAGCAGAGTGATCAGCGATATTACTATGTGCCTTGCCCAGATTGTGGGCATATGCAGACGCTAGACTGGTCAAACGTTCATTGGGAAAAGGATAAACCAGAGACAGCCGAGTATATTTGCGGAGAGTGCGGCTGTGCCTGGGATGACGCAAAGCGTTACCGGGCGGTCAAAGGCGGCGAATGGCGCGCCTCTGAAAAGTTTAGCGGCACAGCAGGGTTTCACTTGTCCGGCCTTTACTCGCCTTGGACGCCTCTGGGGGATATAGCCAGGGACTTTATGAGCGCCAAGCAGATGCCTGACACGCTTAGGGTTTTTGTAAATACAACGCTTGCACAGTCCTGGGAGGATGAAGGTGAGCGCGTTGATGACTACGCTGTTGCAGAGCGCGCTGAGTCGTTTGGCGATAAGTTAGACAACCGCATCCTGGTTTTGACGGCTGGTTGTGATACCCAGGACGATCGGATCGAGGTCGAGGTAATGGGAACCGGGCGTGCGGAAGAGAGCTGGAGTGTGGCGTATCATACCCTTTATGGCGATCCATCAACCCCACAACTGTGGCAGGATTTAGACAATATCTTATCTAGCAAATACGAAACAGAGGATGGTCGCACTTTACAGATTAGATCTGCCTGCATTGACTCCGGCGGTCACTACACAAAAGCTGTTTATGATTTTGTCAGGTCAAGAGAGGGACGGCGCATTTTTGCCATAAAAGGTATGGCTGGAGAGGATCGACCTATCGTTAGCAGGCCGACTAGAAATAACATTGGCAAGATTAGATTATTTACCCTGGGTGTTGACAATATTAAATCTTTAATATTTTCTCGTCTTAGGTTACAATCTGAAGGTGCTGGATATTGTCACTTTCCAGATGACCGATCAGATGAGTATTTTAAGCAACTGGCGTCATCTGAAAAGATTGTGACAAAATACCATAAAGGATTCCCGCGCAGGGAATTCGTTAAGACCAGGACACGGAATGAGGCACTCGATTGCCGAGTCTATGCGATAGGGGCGCTTGCCATTTTGAATTTGAATCTGGATAGCCTGGCAGAGCGTGCGGCGCGACAAGTTAAAGAGGCCAGGGGCGATACGCCTCAAAACAATCAGCCCCGCCGCCAAATGGTAGCGCGAAACAATTTTATTAATGGGTGGCGCTAATGGCTAATTTATTCGATACCGCAAACGCACCAACATTAGAGCCTGACCAGATTGTTGTGGGCGATCGCGTCACTTGGCGCAAAAAGAATCTAGGCCAGGACTATCCATCATCAACATATAGCGTCCTTTACATGAGCCGTGTTTCTTCGGGAGGCGGCAATCATGAGTTTAGCGTTAGCGGCGTGGCTGATGGCGATGATTATCTTTTCACCATTACAAGCGTAGCAAGCGCATCCTTTGATCTCGGTCATCATCATTGGCAGCTTGAGATTACGCGCACCAGTGATAGCGAGCGCATAGTTATCCAGACTGGCTCCTGGGATATCATTACCGATCTGGATAACAACGTTGATCCGCGCTCACATGCCGAGATTATGGTTGATAAAATTGAAACTGTGCTTCAAGGCCGTGCCGATGCGGATGTTTTATCTTACTCAATTAATGGTAGATCACTCTCTAAAATGCAGCCGTCTGAGCTGGTCGAGTGGCGTAACTATTACCGACAAGAGGTAACTTTACAGCACAAAAAAGACCACGTTAAAAATGGTCGGCCGCACGGCGGCACTATTAAAGTGAGGTTTTAACGATGGGGCTTTTTGACTTTTTAAAGCGAGATCAGAAGCCCAATAAAATGGGTAAACGATCATATGCGGCTGCAAGATCAGGACGTTTATTCGGTGATTTCATCCAATCGAGCAACTCTGCCGACAGTGAGTTACGCTTTACGCTAGAGGTTATGCGTAATCGCAGCCGGGAGCTTGTGCGAGACAATGAATATGCCCGGCGATATATTAATCTTTTAAAAACAAATGTTATTGGTGACACTGGTTTCCAGCTACAAGTCAAGGCCAGGAATGATGATGGCAAGCTAGATTCAACCGGAAACACGATTATTGAAAATGCTTGGAAAACCTGGGGTCGGCTTGGTCACCCTACAGCAGACGGACGGATGTCCTGGTATGATTCTCAGCGTCTAGTGATCGAAGCGCTGGCGCGTGATGGTGAAGTTTTTATCAAAAAACTAAAAGGATCAAAGTATAGGGATGGTTTCGCGCTTCAATTTATTGAGGCTGATCTTATTGATGACAAGAAAAACGAGACCTTGAATAACGGCAATCAGATTAGAATGGGCATTGAGATGGATAAAGCTCATCGCCCGATTGCATATTACGTTTTGACCTCACATCCGGGCGATAGGTATTACAATAATGCCCAAAGCCAAAAACATATTCGCGTTCCGGCTGATGAAATCATCCACATCTATATGCCGAGCAGAACTCATCAAACACGCGGCGAGCCATTTATGGTCTCAGCTATGTCTGCCCTAAAGCACCTCGGCGCATATCGTGAGGCTGAGGTTATCGCAGCGCGCATCGGCGCGTCTAAAATGGGGATCATAACCACGCCTGGCGGAGATGATTTCGTTGGTGATGGATATGAAAACGAGTTCCAGCCAACTATTAGCGCCTCTCCTGGCGAGTTTATGCAACTCAGCCCAGGAATGGATTTGAAAACGTTTGATCCTAATAACCCAAATACAGGCTATGCCGAGTTTGAATCTGCTATGCTGCGCGGCGTTGCGTCTGGTTTGAATGTAAGTTATGCAAGCCTGTCAAACGATTTATCATCTGTAAACTATAGCAGCATCCGCCAGGGCGCTCTTGATGAGCGTGATGGGTATCGGTCACTGCACATGTTTATGATCCAGCACTTTGTTGAGCCGGTTTTTAGGGAGTGGCTCAGTTCTGCTATGGATTTCGGTGGAATCCCTATCCCATCCTCCAAATATGGCAAGTTTGTTGATAATGCCAATTTTAGAGGTCGCGGTTGGAACTGGGTTGACCCTATGAAGGAAATCCAAGCGTCTGTTGTTGGCTTACAAAACGGCATTCTGTCAATGCAAGATGTGGCCTCAAACTATGGACGCGATGTTGAGGAAACCTTTAATCAGATTGCGCGTGATAAGGAAATGGCTGAGCAGCTTGGCCTCAAGCTGGCGTTTGAGCCGTTTGGCGGCGGTCTGACATCGTTTGGCCCAG